GCTGCCTCTTTTACATCTTGCCTCCAAGGCTTTACACGTTTACTATTTTCAATCATGATCCCATGTCACACGTGTCTTTTACTTCCTTGAGGAGCAGGGATACCGATTACAGGAATAAAAATTTCATTCATTTAAAGGTTGACCATATTCGATAGCAGCATTTTTCAATGCTGTAATAGCTCCAGAACAACCATTCATTCGTGCAATATCAGCATAAACAGTTTCAGGAGTTTTAAAATCTTCGATTTCTCCTTGTTTAGGGAATAATCCCCTCATCATGACGAAATCTTTTTTTAGATCTTTAACCGTAGGATCTTTTCCATCGTATTGAGATAGCCAAAGACCAAAATTGTCATTCAATTTCATTAGAAATCTATATCTTGCTTCTGTTTAAATGTTTCCCATGCTTTATGCCATGCATCTAAACATTCTTCAACAGGTTGATCATCACCAATTGTTGTTTTATTAGGTTTAGCCCAAATCGTTTTACACACATCAACTTCTAATCCATGATGTGTTTTTAGTGCCTCCACGTAGCTCCCAAGCTGTGCATTAGTGGAGTAAGTACGACCTGATTTACTTTGAGACTTAAGATCAATCAACATCAAACGATTGGATTCATGGTCATAACCCAAAAGATCTAATTGACCTCCAACAGACTTCTTAAGATCACACAACATATATTCCACTGCCCACGGTTCAAAATTTTCCCAGAAAGGATCATTCAATAATGGTTCAACCCATTCACCATAAAGTTCAGGATCAGGAGCAGGATCACCTAGCATTTTTTGTTCTAAACACCAGTGAACTTTCTTACCTCTAGCTTCCCAACCATTAGGGCCATGTCGATAGCGTTCAATATTGGCTAACGCTTCAGGTGTTTTGTTATTACAGACCTGAGTTGTTGAATATAAAAGGGATTCATTCGTAGGTTCCCAAACATATTTATGTTCAGGTTCTTTACGATAAATTGGTAAAGAATCAAGCCAAGGGGAAGACCAAGGATCTTCACGTTTTAAAGCACGAACGTGCATCCACTTTGCAAAAGGATTCATTGGTTTAGTTAGTTGGAAAATCTTTAGGGTCGATGACCTCTACTGTTTCTGTAATTTCAGGAGCAAGATCTTGTCTTGCTAAGTTTTTATGTCGAACACCTTGATAACCATTATGGAAAATATCAAGGTGCTTATTTGCTTGTTCAATGTTGTGTTTAAAACCTGGACTCGGTTCATCCAAATCCTCCAATGTCCACATAGGGACATTGGGATTAGCAGGATTAGGACTATTTAATCCTTTTTTTAATCTAAGAATTAAAGATCGGTTGTTAAAAAGTGATTCCATGTTTTATTCAACGAGTTGATCTTGAGCTTTAGAAAGAAAATTAATAGCAGTTTGGACTTTTTGTTTTTGTCCTCTTCTTGCTATTGATTTTAATTGAGCTAAAGACGAAGATGCCTCTTGCAATCTTCGTTCTGCCGACCTTTTTGCTTCTTCATAGAAATCAACATTATTCACAACAGTTTTAGTTGGTAAATAAGCCTGTTCAGAATGAATGTGAATAAAGACAGGTTCGGTGTTGCCTTCTGGTTTGACAACTTGAATTGAACGAATTAGTTGTCTTGCTTGATGTTCACGATGCTGTTCTGCTGCCACATAATCATCCCATTCAAAGACTTCGTGAATAGGAGATTCTTCGGGCCTTGCTTCATCAACAACAAGAGGAGGTGTAACTTCTCCATGTTCTTTGCTGATGCGTTCTAGTTCTTCGCCAGCATCTTGAGCTTTAACTCCTCGTCTAACAAATGCTGTTTTTTTGTAGACGTAATTTTTTTTAGCCATAAGAAAAATAATAAGTGAATAAGTGAAATTAAACCGTGCCTGCGTTACCTTGCCATGCCGCATCGTGCCACGCCTGAACGCCCTAGCCGCTCCTGCATTTCCGTGCCTTCGCTTTCCGTCCCCTCCGTGTCGGACCCCTCCACTTCGTTCCATGCCTGCCTGTCCTAGCTCCGCCCGTCCCTTCCTTTCCTGATCGCACCTTTCGCCGCCTGCCGTGCCAGTCCCGATCGAGCCACTACGAACTCGCCACTCCACTCCTGCCTGACCTCAACTCTCCCGACCGTGCCTTACCCCTCGCTTCCTTGACGCACCTCGCCTGCGTTTCCGTATCAAGCCCCACCGCTACTGGTCGGGCCATGCCTCGCCTGTCCTGCCGTGCCTTCATAATCCCCACCGTGCCGCTACCCTCCATACCCCTTGCCTTAACTGGCTTTTCCATGCCTGCCACTGCAATCCCTACCCGACCCAGACGCTCCCCGCCAACCTGCATCCGCCATTCCGTGCCTGCTAATCCGTGTCATGCCTCGTCCAACTCCGCTAATCCACATCTTTCCCATCCTCGCCTGCGTTTCCCTGCCAACCCTCACAAGACCTCACCTAAACGCTCCTCGCCTGCCAGTACGGGCCTTTCCAATCCTGTCCAGTCGCCACCTTCCTCTCTGTGCCATTCCTTGCCTGCGATGCCTGTTATTCAACGTCAAATAATCCGAAACCTAGTCCAGCAGATTGTTTTGAATCAGGTCTTCCCTCTCCAATTCCAACTTGCTTACCAACTCTAGAAATTAAATTTCCAATATCGGCAGCAGTTAGCATTCCTGCGTCATATTCGATATTTAATTGAGCACCCCATTCTCTATACATAGGTCTACTTCTTAAATCAATCACACCAGTA